AAGCTGTGCGCTCATTCGGTAAGGGCTTGGCTGGAAATCGACAGCGTTACTGCCTGAAAGGGTGGCTGTACGCGCTTGCCAGATCTCAACAGATATCATTAAAGCTGCTTGCTGTACTGCTTTATCTTCTGCCCAGTCAATCGTTTCGCCATCGGCTACTGTTGCATAAGGATTGAGAGGCTGTTCTGGAGTGCTTGTTAAATGTGATGTTGTGACATTGATTGACTTGCCACTAACTGCCGTGATCGTCTTGTTGCCGTTAAAATGTTGTCCAGCATTAGCGATGTTTAGGCTTTGCCCGACATAATAAATATTTTCTACATTCTGCTCAAAGTATAGAGTTCCAACTGTGCCTTCGTTTTTCTTGGCAATAGCAAACTCAACATTCTTCCAAAGCATAGGAAGTAGGACTGCATCTGTAGCATCGCAGACTTCCTGCAAGGTGGCATCTGGGTACAGCGTACCGACTCCGAGAGTGCTACGGAGCTCTGCAACTGTTGTAAGTGCCATGCCTTGTCCTTTCTAAAGACTCTAGAGGGTCAGAGGGCTACTGACCCCCTAGAGCGTACTTAGTGGGCTTACGCCTTGTTGTTCTTGAATGCGCCAGCAGCAACCTTAGTAGCGATTGCTCCGAAGCCGTAGTAACCGATAGTTACTTGACCTGCTGCTGTTGATTCTGCACGCAAGCGGTATGTTGGTGACTCGTACCATGTGTATGCATCTGGGTTTACGATGAGGATTGTTCCATCGCCATCGCCTGCGTTTGTTGGATCTACATAGAGGTTAAGTCCTGCAACATTACCTGTTAGTGATGTTGGAGTAACTACACCGCCTGCGTTCATTGGCTGTGAAGCTGTGTAGATTGGACGGCCTGCATCGTTAAGAGACATGATGTTAGACCATTGTCCTGTTGATACGACCATGTTGCGAGCGAATGGGTTAGGTAGTCCTGCTGTTGCGCCATAGACAGAAGCTGAACCGCGAGCAACAATGCCTAGCAATTCTGCGGCTGTTGGGTATGCCGCTACTGTTGTTGCATCTAGTGATGCACCTGAGATAAGTGCTGCATTTACGGCTGCGTTTGTTGCCTTTGCGTAAGCTGCTGCCATGTTGCGTACCAGCTCATCAAAGAATGCTGGAGATGTACGATCTAGCAATTCAACAGAGAATGTCTGTTGTCCAGCGTACTTCTTAACTGATACTGATAGGAATGCTGCATTCTGATCTGTATCTGAGAACGCGTTACCTTCTGCTACATCTGCAACAGTTGGAACTGCTGTGATCTTTGGAATCTCGAAAGTCATACCTGCATCTGGCAATACTCCACGAGAGATTGCATCGATTGAAGGACGAATTGTTGTTGATAGTGGGTTGATGATCGAATCCAACTGACGAGTTGGCACAAGGCCTGCGTTGTCTGTTGTGTCATCTGCTGCAAGGATGTATTGACGAGCTGACTCATCTCCTAGTGCTGCACGGATTGTGTTCTCTGCATACTTAGCTGCTGTTACTTCAATGCGTGGCTTTGTGAAGTATGCTGCTGAAACAGTTGGACGAGCAGCTTCAACCGCTGGAGCCTCAACTGGTGTTGCTTCGACTGCTGGTGTGGTGTTTTCCACGGCTGTCTCGCTTTCTGTTGGTTGGATTGTTTCTTCTACAGCAGATTCTTCTGCTGCAATATCAGTAACCTGAGCAGACTTAAATGCTGGCTCGGTTACTAAACTTACTTCGACCAAGCGAGCAGCGGATACATAAGTCACGCCATCCTTGATCTTTGACTTCAGGACTTCTGCCCCGATTGATAAACCGCTCTGTAATCCTTCTTCAGCAAGGATAAGAGCTTCAGTACCGCGCTGAGAGCGACTGATAGAAAATACAGCATCGATAGAATTCTCTGACTCGCTGAAGGAGACCATGCGACCCAAAGGCTTTTTTGCATCGTGCTGACTTAGCAATTTAATGGCTTTGACATCTGCGATATCGATAGATCCAGAAGCAAAGATTACTTTGCCCATATTGGTAGATCCTGCTTCGACATTGAGAGGCACAATCTTGCCTGAGACTGTGCGACTTGCTGAATCTGCTGTGAGTTCAGCTGAGAAGGTGATTACTTGGTTCATTCCATACCTTGACTTCCATTAGGTGTTAGATCAGTCATCTCCATCGCCTGCTCCTGAGTAATTAGGTTTAGGGATAGAAGTTTTTCGATTACTGCTAGTTCTTGCATTGGGTCAGTACGCAGGAAGTTCTTATCGATATCAAACTTCACTACATTGCCACGAGCTGTAATGTCATCCATAGACAGGCGATCTTCAATCGCAGTAATGAATGGCTGTAGAGACATGGTTAAGAATTGCTTGCGCTCATCTTGCACATTGGCATAAGTCATAGAGTTATTCTGATCTGCTGAGACATAGTAAGCAGGTACATTGCACAATCTGGCGCATTCGGTAGCAAGATTGAAAATTGCTTCCCCGTACATCATATCTTTTGGAGAGAATGAAACTGGGTTATATTCTAAAGTAGATGTCAGGTATGCAGTAGCGCGATTAGTGCGAGCATTCTTCCATGAAGCAAGCAAACCCTGAACCTCTTTAGGATCTAGATCTGCTCCTGTGTTCTTGATGTAACCTGTTGCCATTGGAGTTGCTGCTGCTATCGCTGCTGCCTTCTGGACATCAATCGCTGCGCGAATTGTTGAAGTACCTGTGTTAAGAATGCCATCGCTTAGCGATTGGAATGTAACGAGAGAACCCAAGCCGTCCATTGGTAATGTAGTGCCATCGACTGCATAAGATTTAACGAATGTGTTAGTGCTATCTAGTGTTGCAGTCACTCGATGGTTAGCGATCCACTCAAAGCGAGATGGACGGCCATCCTCTTGATAAGTTTCGACTACTTGCCAGAATGCTTGACCATAAAACAAAAGTGAATCGACAGTCCACGCAATAGTTACGGATCGTGGCTGTGAATATGAAGGTTGCTCTAACCATGCAGGTGAGCCAAGCTCTTCATTAGTAGATTTTCTATAAAGCTCTAAAGGGATTGCACCGATTGTGCCAGCGAGTAAATTGCGGCATCGTGCTAACGCTGGTACAGACATTGCTTCTGTGCGGCCAACATATGCAAATTGGAAAGGCATCGCATAAGGTGAATACTCACCGAGCACTTGAGGTGCTGCTTGAGCTTGTAATTGTGGCTTAGACTCAAGCCCTAATGACTGCAAGATTTTACCCATAGACATAAATGGTAGCAGTTGTCAAGCAATTAGACAATGTGATATGGGTGTGTCTAAGTATATATTTGAGGCTTAGGTTGAGGGATCATTAACTTGCTTACTGCCATGGCGATCCCAATAGGTGCTGAGATGTCACCTGCTGACTTGCGCTTTATGATTCTCCATGCGCTGTCATTGACCTTAGCTGCACAGTTGTTCATCTGCTGAATAAACTCAGCCTGTCCATTGTGAACTACTCGATGATTAACTAAGCCTTCTAGGAGATCACCGCAGGCTTTGTAGAACTGCTGCCCTGAGACATCCTCGGTAATTACCCCAGCATTGGCTAAGCGATCTGCAATAGTCTGCGTAGCATACTTGTCAAAGCAGACCAAGCGTGGCTTATAGATGTCACACCATGCTTTTATACTTGCTGCCATTTTTAACTCATCAATAGCAACCTGAGAGCTGTAAGTCTCAAGGATTCCAATGCCAATCCGCCCATCTGGGAGAAGTTGTCCTGCGACCAATGATCCGTTCCTGCGTGACGGACTGACATCGAAACCGAATACAGTATACGCGCCTACTGCCATCTCAAGCGTTGAATCGCTGGTCTCTTCTAAGATTCCATGCGGCCACGGGCTGCTTAGTGAGTCGATCCATTGGCATAGGGTCTCTGTGCGTGTGTTCTCAATCGGTGAAGTAGCGATCGCTTCCTCGATGGCTTCCTCTGTGATTGTGTACCCCAGAGAAGGGTTAGCCATAGCCCATGCAGCTCTATCGGTTATCTTGCAATATTGTGGCGCAGAATACTCGTAGAATCCAAAGGACTTTGGTGGATAGTCAATGGCTCTTTCTCGTAGGTCGTTGAGTACAGTGCTGAAAGCGTCTCCTGCATTAGAGGTAAGAAGCGTTTGAGAGTTTGGGTGAGCTCTAGTTGTAGGAGTAGCAGCTCTAAATCCA